GGCAACCACGACAACAGCGACAGCCAATCTGATTACTTTGATGTTGGTTGGTATTCCCGTATTCATGTAGGCCATTGGCACAAACCATACCAATTAGCAGCATAACAGAGGGGCTTTGGCCCCTCACTTACCAACAACGGAGAAAACACATGGACGCATACTTTCCCAATTCAGCAGAACGCGCAGACTTCCACGCTTGGCTTCGCGCCATCTTGCGTAACCCAGACGGTTACGTTGTGCGGTGGGCAAACTTCTTAATCAGTCAGCATGACTGGTCGTCAAGCAAGCGCATTGAGATCAGCCGCCATCAAACCAAAAGCGGCAACCCAGAATTTTACACTTTCTAACGGAGAAAACACATGTACATCCTTACTGACGTTTCATTACCACAAGCCAACGTAGTCCTTGCAGAGACCTCATCTGTGGCGGATGCCATCGCTGCGGCCTCAGAGTTTGGCAAGATTTATCTTGTGGAGGAAGATGAAGCCTACCCTGACCACTACGACCTGATCTCATGGAAGGGTAGCCTGTTCACCATTCAACCAAAGAAAGCGCGCTAACATGAACCAAGAACTTGATCCCCTTGATCCTACTGGCCTTACCTTTGATGGACACGGATCACGATACGGCCACCGGACCCGTCAATTCACCGTTACAGGGTTTCGCGACCGTGACCACGCAGTTGCATGGTCAGAGGCTTATTACAAGCGCGCAATGGGCTATGGTCCTTCCATGCGCATCCAAGACACGGAAGACGGTTACATAATTGATGTTAATGAAATGACATCCTGCGACTAAATGACGCTTGACACAAGCTTCAGCATCTGAAATAACACTCACACCAACAACGCAAACAACGGAGATAACACATGATCCCTTCAGTAGACTTCATTGGCATGTCAGATGCCGCACTTGTTGACGAAGCAGCCAAGCTTAATGCCCTTGCTGATGCCATCAAGGTCAAGCTTGACGAGGCCAAGGCCATCCTGCGCTCGCGTGGTGCAGGTGACATTTTTGGTGACGCATACAAAGCCACCATTGGCAAGGAAAGCGTTTCGTGGTTGCTTAACAAAGACCTGATCACAAAAGACATGGGCGAGGCTTGGGTAATCAAGCATTCCAAGCAGGTGGTCAGCGCAGGCCGCGTGACCTTCAAGCCTCACGTTACATTGGGCGACATCAAGGTAGCATGATCCTACCTTGGCCCACCAAAAAGAAGAAAGCGCGAGACCTTAGCGGGCCTCGCGTTCGCATGTGGCTTATGATGCGTGACCCACCTGTTGCGTGTAACCCCGCCACTTTAGTAGTAATCAACATCACAAAGGATAAATCACATGGCTATCAAAACAGCACCAATTGAACCAATCGCACCCATAACTAAGCAACCCCGTAAAGCCACAAAGAAGCCCGCTAAGGCCGTGCCTGCAAGCATCAGCATGCCAAGTAGCCCAGAGCCTGTTGTGGAGGCTGTGGAGGCTCCCAGTGGACGCAAGCGTTCTGGCTTCGCTTCCATGTCTAAGGATGTTCACCGTCAGGCCTCCGCAAGGGGTGGCGCAGCGCAGCCCGCAGACAAGCGTTACTTCGCACTGAATAAGGACGCAGCCCGCCTTGCCGGATCAAAGGGTGGAAAACACAGCCCAAAGAAGGATGCCGCACAATGACTGGCTATCAAAGCAAAAAGAAAAGCGCGCAGATCCGGTGGCTTGGCCCATATGCACCTGATGACCGACACGCTGATGACGTGACACTTGAATACATCATTGCCCTCCGCAATAAGGTTGCCATGCTAGAGGATGCCTTGCGTCAGGCTACTGTCCAGTTAAGTGAAGCCACGATGAAGGGTATTGTCCTTAAAAAGGGCATTCAGGATATTATGGACTTTTATTACACTCAAGACCCCAGTAGCCTGAACAACATAGAAACCATCCTGCGCTTGCGTGGTGCGATAGATGCAATGAGGCAAACCCCATGACGGAAATAAGGAAACCAATAAAAGCAGGTCCGTATATGGCACGTTCTGCATCAGATAAGACAGAGGATTATCCCCTTTGGTATGTTGCCGGACCAGACGGAATACAAAACTATTTAACTGATCTTGGTGGCTGGAGAGAGGATAGGTCATCGCCCATGTTTGTCTCAAAAGAATTTGCTATTGCGCTTGCGGATAAATGGAATACCACATTAAAGGAGGGTGAGTGATGGGAAACGAAGATTTAATTAAACGCGTGACCGGTTTATCTCACGATTTAGAGAACCCGCAACAGGTCATCACCCTCATGATGGTGCTTGATGAACTGGACCGCCTTTACAAAGTTGAACGAGGCGTTTGCCCCTGCAAAAAGCGCGATGCTGAATTGGAGCAAATGTTCGCCTACTTTGAGGAGGAACGCTCATGCTAATGCCGCGAGCCTTTAGTAAACGTGAGCATGAGGAATTGCTGCGCATGTGGCAAGAGGGTGTCCCTGCATCCACTATTGCGGCGACACTGGGCGAGGGTAGGACACGCAACAGCATCTTGGGCTATGTTTACCGTCTCAGGCGAACTATGCCGGAATTGCAACGCATGCCCACCCCAAAGCGCACACGGTCTGGCAATCCTGCATCGCCTCGCGTACCAAAGCCACAAAGGCCTAAACCCATCCCTGTGGTGCAGGTTAATATCTTCACGCCCATCATTGAGGAGCCACCGCCAGAGGGTGGAGTGCCTTATTTTGAGACCCGCCTATTCCAATGTAAATACATCCTCAACACGTCTAAGGATGCCCACAATATTAAGTGCTGCGGTGGCACCGTCCACAGGGGAAGTTCGTGGTGCCGCAAGCATTACGAGGAAGTTTTCACAGGACGTACTGACCACGAAACACAGGCCGTCCGTTTATTGTCTGGCAAAATTCCGGTGGCATCAAAGTTCCAGTTTCGTCGAATGTAAGGACAACGAAACCCTGATGCGCACGATTTGGCGCACCCTCACCATATTGGAAAGCTTTGTGGTTAGGGTCGCCCAACATGCCAGTTTCAACACCCCAATGCGAGCCACGACGATTGCGCACTGCCGTTAGCTGTTGGGCGTGTGTGTGGTTGGTTACCGTAGTCCAACCCGATACCTGCGCATTGTTGTAAGCTGCGTGAATACCCGCGCGAAACCTGTGCCGGATTTCCACATCGTCATTCAAATGAAGCGAATAAGAAAATTCCCACATTGGGAAACGGTCAGCCAATCGCCCCGCATACTCTTCCAATTCAGCCGCCTGATTTGCGAGATAGTTATCGACCCGCATGTCATGATTACCTATGGTAAAGATGCGGCGCCTGCATTTAGGGAATTGATCCATCCACTTTTTGGCGGCGTCAATCTCAGCAGAGACTTTAGGAGCGGCTGACCCTAGCGTAGCCCCGTGACGACTTACTCTGGCCCCGTCAATGATATCACCATTAAGACATATAATTTGCGGCTTCAATTGCTTTGCAAGCTTAATGAAAGCTTTCATCATAACAGTTTCAACACCCGGCCAAATATGGGCATCTCCGCCAATAATGATACATCCGTCAATAATTTCATCCGTCAAAACTTGCGCATACAACCATTGAGAACCTACACCGTCATTTTCTTTTTCATATCTTTCCCATAATTCTGGGAAACGTCTTTGGATCATGTCCAGTCTGGCTTGAACTGTTGAGGCGGGCATAGTCAGCACTCGCCCCGTAGCCCTTACAATTTTATTTTGGCGGTAATATTCTTTTAGTGTCTCTTCTAACACTTCTTTGGATAATGCGGGCATTGCCATTTTTAAACATCCTCATTTGACGTTGGACGCAAAATACACAATATCAGCGTTATGACAAGGGTTTGACGAAACAGGGTTAATGACATGACTGCTGATGAATTTACTGCGTTTGTGAATTACGTGAAGGAAGAGTTTGGCGCTTGGGAATACCAACTCGCCAAATCAATGGGCGTGACACGCCAGACAGTTGCGCAATGGAAGCTTAAGGGGTCACCCGCTTGGGCTGACCTTGTGGCGGCTGCCGTGGTCAACGGGCTTGATCCTTGGAAACCTGAGCCAGAACATCTGCCCAATCCTGCCCTACGGTCTCAGGGAACATAACCGTCACATCAAGCTTGCGCTGAAGCTTCAAGCGTCTGGCCAATGAATATGATGCGGCATGGCCAGTGAAGCTTTCGTCGTTATCACCAAAAACTATAACACTCCGTGCTACAGGTGGCGGCTCCCACTTGGCTAGGTTGTGGGCATTGATGGCTGACCACACGGGTATGCCATGCATCACGGAGGCTGCTATAGCTGTCTCAATGCCTTCAGCAATGCCCATGATATCATCTGCCGGAGCAAGCCTGATGGCAGACCCCGCAGGCACCTTGCCGGACATGATCCGTTTGGGCGTGTCAATTTTGGCACGGAATCCATTGTGGTCCAAATAGGTCAAGTGGACATTGTGAGCCTTGTTGTCTGGCCCCACAATCTGGCTGACCATCAGGCAGTGGTTCCGGCCAATAAACTCCCTGACCGATTTAGAAGCCCACACAAGGCCAAGGCGCCTCTGTAGGTACTTCGCCACTGGCCCATCCTTGGAAGGCCTTCCAGAGGTCTCCCAAATGCGTTTAATGGCCTGACGGTGGACTTCCTCCTGCTCCCTGTCTTTGGGGGATAGGACAGGCCTTTCGCCCATGATGGATGCCACCTGCTTTGCAACCTGAGCAAAAGTCTGCCCAGTCACCATTTGCGCAAGCTTGAAACCATCATTAGAGCCACACACGGAACAGATGTAAACCCCATCTCCGTTGCGGTCTGTAAACCGGAAACGATCCTTGCCTCCACACATTGGGCAAGGGGTATGCTTACCCGTCAGATACTTTGCATCAACGCCAAACTGCGGAAGAAGTTCCCGCCAGTGGCCCCGCGCTATATCCGCTGTTTGTCGTTCTTGATTGTTTTTCACGTTGCTTTGCCTTCACAATGTTGCGGTGCCTAATCCAACTCAACGTAGCCGCAGACGGCGAGAGGGCGATGCCCTTAAACGAGTTGGCGGGTCCAACGCCAAATTTATCCTTGTAGGCCCAATAAGCCCACCCGTCTTTAAATCCTTTTGTAACCGCGTAGCCACGCAGTTCTCCGTAGAATGTTTCCTTTTCCTTCGTGGTATAAGCTGAGACTTGCTTTTTTCCGTCTCTACTAAGTTCAGCGAGTGTACCTGTAACACTTGCAACCTTATCAACAGCCTCAGCCTTGAAACCACATGATGGGCATGTCTGCGTACGCGGGGGCTTGAGAAATGTGCATTTTGGGCAAGCCTTGGGAAGGGGGATGGCTTTTTCACGTTGCGCTGTACCACGTCCGGCTCCGTCATCAAGTTTGTCGTAAATGATATCCGTAACAAAGCCCAACCTAAGCGTAGTATCGCTGTGGTCAAGCACAAGGCAGTGATCCTTGCCCTCAGCCGTCCGCAAGCCACGGCCAATCATTTGCGTGTACAAAATTTCAGACTTGGTTGGGCGGGCCAAAATAATGCAACGCACATCCCAATCTACACCCGTGGTTAACACGCCCACGTTGCAGACCACCCGTAAATCGCCGTCCGCGAATTGTTTGGCGATTATTGCGCGTTCATCCAAATCTGTGTAGGCATCCATATATCCCGTTGGAACGCCCGCCTCCAAAAACAAGTTTTGAATGTGCTTTGCGTGGGTGCGGTTGACTGCAAAGCAAATCGTTGACCTGTTATCGCCTTTCTCCATCCATGTTGACACGATGTCAGCCACGAGCGGCGCCTTGTCCATTGCCTTGCCAAGCTGATGCTTGTTGTAGTCACCCGCCACAGTGCCAACACCGGACAGGTCAGGCGATGCCGGAGCAAACACCTTGAAGTCAGACAGGTGCTTCAAATCAATCAATTCTTGAGTCGTGGTGCCAATGATCAAATCATCATACAGGCGCCCCATGCCTTTGGCCCACGGTGTGGCCGTCAAACCTACAACTGGAACGTCTTTCCATTCCTCGCTGTTAAACCACGTTTCGTAAAACTTAAACAGGATGTGGCACTCGTCCACGATAACCAAATCCGCTGCAGGAATTTTCCGGCGGGCCAAAGTCTGCACAGAACAAACCTGAACAGGCTGACTGGCATCCGTCCGCTCATGCATGGCCTGAATGACGCCAATTTCCCAAATGTCGTGCCGCTCAAACTTCTCAACCGTCTGGTCAATCAAGCTGATGCTTGGTACGCAAAACAGGACGCGATTTCCTTTTGCCCTCGCCATACGCACGATTTCAGCCGCCGCAATGGTCTTGCCCGCGCCTGTGGGCATCTGAACCACGGGACGTTTGTGGCCTGCTGAAAGTGACTTGCGCAACTTAGCTATAGCATCTGTTTGGTAGTCTCTTAGGACTGCTTTAGTCATTATGTTACCTGTAATGTTATATATATTATATTATACTACTAATGTTACCTTCTTGTGTAGGTTTGTTAATCGCGCGCGACTTACTTAGGAAAGAACCCGCCTCCAAGCGGGAGGCCAGAGGCGGGTCAAGTCACCGTTATCAGCGGGCCTCAAAGGGAGGAGCAGCCCGCGATGTTGTGACTATCACGGATTTGCACTGGATGCAATTCTTTTTTCATGGCACTTGACGCCATAAATGACCGTGCTGTGGGAAACCTTCAGCATGTTTCCAATTTGGGAAACTCCCATCTTTAATTCGTTCTTGGCCCTGTATAAAATTTCCTGTTTAACCTTAATCACGTCTGGCTTGCGTGTTGGGCTTTTGACAATTTCAGGGTCAATTCCATGCATGGCTGCCACTTCACGCAGCATCCGTGTAAACCTATTTGTTGGAATATTAACATCTAAAACAGGCGATGGGTTGCCCTGCGAATCAATTGCATGCGGCAATTTGACGCGAGATAAAGGCACAACACCTGTAGGGCCGGACACGCCACCAAGCCGCTTCTTGACGGCAATGTAGTGCGCCCTCAGTTCATTAAAAGTCGACGGCTCTGGTTCCATGCTTCAGCATCCTCTTCAAGTCCATAAATCGTAACTATCATTGGAGTGCCGTGGTCTGACCACTCAGCCGCAATCGCGTGGCATTCGCTGTCATCCTCAACTATTTTGTTCTTCACCAAAAGGTCGCTCGTTGATTTCAGTAGGTTGTCTAAGTCACGCCGCCGCTTGTCCGGCTTTGTGGCGGTTATGTGGATTATATAGGGGCCAGTGACCTGTTGCTTTGTCTGCGCCTTGATCATCCACCCCGCCTCTTCAAGCCAAGCCGTATATTCCGGCGACTTGTACATGCGACCACCCTTGCCAATCTTCCACAGGCGGTTTGTGCTTGGTGCCAATGGTAACTCAAGCCGCACTATCATTTTCTGCCCAATCAAGGAAAAAATGATGCAAGGTAATTTCCTTGTTGGTCGCCTGCACAATGCGCACCATCAAAGCCAATGATGGGTCTTGGATGCCACGCTCAACCCGCGAAATGGAGGATGCGGTTGTGCCTGCCATTTTGGCCAACTCAGATAAAATAATTTTGTTCTTTATACGCCACTGACGTAAGGGGTGATTCTTACTCATTAGGAACTACTCTTGGTCTTTCACGAATAACGGGTAGCGGCACTGCGACATTGGGACGCCCCATCGTTACATTGGCTTGCCCACGGACTTCCTTGTTGCTCCAAGTCCAGCACTCGCCATTTTCGTCTTGAAATACAACCCAAAGCAAGTCATGCTCTGCGCCGTAATCAATCAAAACTTGGGCAAGCCCCTTGCCTTTTGGCGTGATTACCGGAATTGGTGGATTTAACTGTAGCATAAGAACCCCTTGACGACTATTTACATCATGCGTAAATCATCCCCTTGTCGCTGACAACGACAGACAGACGAAATAGACGCATTTTTTACAAAGGACGCAAATGTCAAACAAATACGACATAGATATGCTGAAGCGAACTATTGAGTTGCTTCTTGAAAGATACCCAGAACTGAGGGAAGACGAGGAACTCAAGGAAGACATGCTTGAGGGATCAACAGATTTCCGCGAAACAATGGAAAGGCTGCTACGTAAAACGCAGGATAGCATTTACCTAGCCAAGGCCTGCCAAGATGCTGAACGTGACATCCACAACCGCCGCGCGCGATTTGAGAAACGAGTTGAGTTTGGCCGTGAGTTGATGAAGCGACTCATGGAAGCCGCTGATGTTCGCAAGCTTGAGTTTCCAACGGCTACCCTGTCCCTAATGAATACGCCGCCACAAGTGGTCGTAACCAACGAGGACGAACTGCCGGAAGAATTTTTCCGCATTAAAAAAGAACCCAACAAAACATTGATAAAGCAAGCACTGGAGAAAACAGATGTGCGTGGCGCAACGCTCTCCAACGGTGGCACTTCCATCGTCATCAGGGGAGCCTAAACAAATGAGTGCAAAGATTGCAACAGCCCTTCACAACGTGATGGCCAAGGTCACGTATGTGCAAAAGGGAAGCGAGAATAAATTTCACGGATACAAGTATGTTTCAGAGGGAGACCTTCTTGAAAAGCTGCGTCCGGCTTTGATTGAGGAAGGCCTAATCCTCATTCCATCCGTGGAAATGGTTCGCCCAATGGACGAGCATGGCAACACGGTCGTGGATATGCGCTATGAGATTGTTCACAAAGACGGTGACTTTTGGCCTCACCTGATTCGCATTTCTGGTTGCGGTAATGACCGTGCCAAGAATGGCTCCGTGGGCGACAAGGGAATTTATAAGGCTATCACTGGCGCCAATAAATATTTCCTGTTTAAGCTATTCCAAATTGAAACAGGCGACGATCCTGAGCGGGATACTGCCCCAGTGGCGCAAGAAGCCCCACAGGCAACGCATGCCCATTGGCCTGATTATACCAAAGACCTATATAGCTACATGAAAATTTTCCAGACGGCGATTGAGTTGTGCCGGACGGTTAAAGAAGTTCAGGATTTTTGGAAACAGGAGTTAAAGGAAAACTTCACCAAAATGAATTTGAACAAGGATGACGAAGATTACGAGGCTTTGCGCTTGCTATGTGCAGAACGCGTAAAAGAAATAAACGCTGAGAAGAAAGGAAAGTAAGATGGCTTACGAACAGCGCGACAATAGCGGCTCCCTATTTAAGAACGACTACAAGAAGACATCTGCGCAACCTGATTATACAGGCAATGGCACGTTCAATGGTGTTGAGGGTAAAATCAGTGCGTGGATAAAGGATGGCCAACGAGGCAAGTATATGTCGCTTGCCTTCACGCCAAAGGATGAATTGGGCAATAAAAGTGCATCCGCCCCGGCAACGACTTCCTCACAGAGTAAGACAATGACGAAAGCACCAGTCAAGCGTGAGGTAATTGAGGATGAAATTGACGACGAAATTCCATTCTGAGAAATCCGGCACTGAGTATATTGCCCTAGCCTATCGTACTGATAAGTATGGCCACGTCAGGAAGACAAAACTTGGCCGTGGTTTTACCGGACGCAAGGAAGGGACAATTAATATCAACTTTGAGGCAGCCCCGCTTCCCAATCAAGAAGGCGAATGTTGGGTTACCTTAGTTCCGTACGATCCTGACTTTGGTGAGCAATACGAATGACCAAATTTATATCTGACGACATGATGGAAGAAGCCCTGACGTTTTTAGCGACGCACAGCGCGTTGGGCGCGGAAGCTAGGTCAGATAGGTTCAGAGCGGAACACGCAAGAAAGAGGATCAGGGCCAACCTGATCCTCACCTCTGAAGAAAAAACGTCCGCCATGAAAGAGGCATGGGCGGAGCAACACGAACGCTACGCTGAGGCAGTCAACGACGAGGCTGAGGCAATACGCAACGACGAATACCTACGTGCAGAACGCAATCGCGCTGATGCCGTCATAGAAGCTTGGCGATCTGAGCAAGCTAATCAACGCGCAGGCAATAGTTTTAAATAATGAGTTCTCCATTCATCCCGTATCAAACGAAAGACGATCTTAACAGAGAAAGTCAGTTCATTAACTTCTTGAGCAAGAAGTGGAAGTTTGATTACAAAAAATTAGGTGACTTTAGCGTTTTTGATTTTGAATGCAGCCGCGATGGCAAAACCGTGGCGTTTGTGGAAGTCAAAAATTACTTTGGTTCAGTTTCAAAGTATCCTACATATATCTGCACCGTGCAGGATGTGGATTACGGTCTTAAACTAACTGAAGAAACTGGATTGCCTGCATTTCTTGTTGTTAAATGGCCGGAATGCGTTGGATATCTTCGCTTAACACATAATAACTACTTTAAAAGGAAATCAGGACAAAAAAACAGAAACGACCCAAGAGACTATGACACAATGGTATACCTCATTCCATTGGAGGAATTTAAAATGATTGAGGGATTTGAATATGACTGAAGACATGGGTACTACCGCTCGTGGCTCATTATCAGGCAGGCGAAAGCTTGCCATATGGGAGCGAGAAAAAGGTTGCTGCATGGAATGCGGCGTAAAGTTAATGACTGGCCAATTCATATACGAGCATGTACGTGCTTTGGAACTTGGCGGAACAGATACAGATGATAATATAAGGCTTACATGCAAGCCTTGCGCAAAAGAAAAGACAAAAAAGGATCATAAAATGGCAGCAAAAGCAAAAAGAGTTAAGCAAAACCATCTTGGCTTAAAACAGTCGCGTTCGCCGATGCCATATGGTAAGATGTCCAAATGGAAAAAGAAGATGGATGGCACCATCGTACCGCGTTGAGCGTTATGAAGCTGTCCGCCCCACTTCTTGCTGTATTGCTTACTACAGGGTGTGAAACTGTAAGCAGATCAGCAGAGCCGCCCCTGCACGAGATGATTCGCGCGGCAGCGGTTTCGCACGACATAAGCCCAGAAATTGCGCTTGGTCTAATTGACGTGGAAAGCACGTTTAAACCCACAGCTTCAAAAGATGGCAACTACGGATTGATGCAGGTCCGTGTGGCTACTGCGAAGGCTATGGGCTTTAAAGGAAACTTAACTGAACTGATGGCGCCTGAAAACAATCTTGAATACGGGATGCGTTACCTCCAGTATTGCCAAGACAAGTATCATGACGTGACACTCATGCTTGGCTGCTACAATGGGTCAACATCCAGTAAGAACCGCTACCCACGGCGCGTACTTAAGGCATCTAAGAAGTATTAAGCTGCAAACTGCTTGGCGATGTTAAGAGCCTGCACAATGGCATCGTCAGGCATGCTTAACATGTGTTCAGTGTGATCAGAGTAAAGCTTCCTGTTGCGCAATGTTTCATTGACGAGGGCGTCAGCTTTCTTGTCAATGACAGAACCACCAGTTGCACGTTCAATGCGACCACCTAATGCTTGTCCCTGCTGACCTGAAAAAATATCACTTTGACTCTGACCTTTAAATTCGCCGGATCGTTTTTCGTTTTCTTTTTCTCCGGCAGCCCAATTGTAAAGATAGGCAGCGGCCTTTCCCGTTTCATTAGCTGCTATAACGGCATTAATCACATTATCTGTACTTGGGACGCCATATTCCCCACCAACCATTGTTGCCATACTTTTAGTTGCGGCACCAAAAGCATTTGCTGTAGCTTGAGTTGGAGTACGTAAAAATCTTTCGTAAGCCGTGGCCCAATTTTGAACTGATTGAGACGTAACTGGACGCGACATTACTTCTGAAAAAATTCGTCCCGTACCAACCCCAATAGCAGTTTTAAATGGCGCATAAGCCAAAGCTAATAATTCTGCTGCACCAATTCCTGTTTTCCCTACATTGCCAGTTTCTTTTCCTGAGATGGCATTCAGTCTATCTATTCGTGATGTAATCGTTGCAAAATCATCCAATGCATTACGCATTGCAGGATTCGAAGAATTAGTTCCAAAAAGAACATCTCTACCTTCGTCAGATAATTTGCTATAATTTTTGAAGAAATTTCCAATGTTGGACACGTTGCCAGAATCGCGACTTAATGCATCAATCGCTCCTTGCGAAATTTTATCCCAAACTTCAGGCGGTGTAACTTGTTGAGCAAGTTTCAGACGAGCAATATCGGCGCCTTTTCCCGCACTTGCATAATTCATTAACTTATTAAAAATAGCTTCACCACCATTTACTGTAGTGTTAACACCTGTGACTTTTTCCAATGCTTCGCGATTTGCTGCTATTTTTGTTGCCAAACTATTTGCAGAATTAAAGGCATCAAAAGCATCTTGACCGCCACTGTTTTTAATTGCGGTTTCAAGATCATTTGTTAACGCACCATAAAGCCTACGCAAACTTGGTTGCGCACTTTTCATTACGTCTGTGGGGTTATCAAGTGCATTACCGATAGTGGTCCTAAGGGTTTTAATACCTTTATAAGTTAATCCTTCTGGATTTGTCGCCGCAGCCAAAACTTGTTGAACTGCGGGGTCCCAACCTTCAATATTTGCCGCACCTAACTCATCTTGTATGCTTTGAGCAATGGTCCGTGTTTTAGATAAATCAGTTAATGTCGCTGGATTGGTTATTAAAGAATCAATTGCGTCGTAACCTTTATTTACTAAATCTTTTGATCCTTGACCAATCCAACCTTCCAATGCATTTTTTGCTTCAGCACCCGCACTTGCTCGTGTTTCTCCGCCAGCCAATTCAGTAATTTTTTGGCCTAATTGTTCTGTAGTTGCTTTTGCAGCTTCTTTTAAAGGTGTTCCCACAAAAGGAATTTCTGCCGCAGTACCCGCCGCTGTAATTAAACCGGGACTTTCAGACGCAACAACTTTAGGAACAGACACTCCAAGGCGTTCAGCAGCAGACGCTACATCACTGGCACTTGGAGCCGATGCAGGTAATGTCGCTGACGGTTTAGGAACAAACTGTCCAAAAATACCACCCAATAAACCACCAACGGTTCCGCCACCGATAGCACCATAAATGGCATTTTTACCCTTTTCAGACCAAGTGTCACCCTCGCCTGAACCTTCAATTGCACCTATGGCTGCCGATGGAACTGCGGCTCGCGTCGCATTTGAAACAAACCCCGCGCCACCAACAGGGGCGGGAATAAGTTTATTTATGGGATTGATAGTAGCACCCGCAATATTAGAAAGAGCATATGTCGTTGGGTAGGCTTCATGAACTTCTTTTTGTCTGGCCTTTTCTGCTTCTATTCCTTGCTCATAAGTCTTAGTGGCATTGTTACCAAAATAACTGGGCGCAAGTTTTTCCAAACCCATTTTTATTGCCCCAGAAATTATTTGGCTTGGATGTATATAACTTGTTACCTCGCCATCTTCATCTGCGCTTCCGGCGGCACCAAGAGCCGTAGCTTGAGGTAATTGATTTAATGATAATCCAGCCCCCATCCCGCGCGCAATTGCTTCACTTTCTGTAACTGGTTGCAAAGGCTTGAAAGCAATACCAGTTTTTTCACCGCCCGTTGGGATCGGTGTATTTTCTGTTTTTGGAGTTTGTCTTGGTCCAATAAAAGGAATTCCTACGGTTTCATTAGCCATTTGCACCACCCGCTAATGGATCAACTTTATCAAACGAACCAAGATTGCCGCTTGGGTCTTTTAAATTTTTGTTCCAATACAAATCTTGTCCATTGTATCTATATCTCTGCCCATGAACCAATTGATCAGCTGTCTCTGGAATTTTTTGACCCTCATAAGTAACATGGCGGGCAACCTCCTTTTGGAATGCCCGCATTTTGTTTTCATCAGCATGAGTTAAATCAAAACCAAGCGTTGAAGTGGCAATTTTTCCTTGGTCAGATTGACGCCATTGATTATATTCTTGAGTAAGTTGATCTTGATATTTCAATGCACCAAGAGCGCGAGTTAAAATGTAAGCATTGGCTTCAGGAGTATTGCCAACGCTGGCACCCGATTTTTGCAAGCCAGATAATTCAGAAACAAGAATACGTCCACCAAGGGCTTTTGCACTTTCAAATAATTGAGCGTAGGAATCTTTCATAAATTCTAAATATGCAGTTGGATCAATTTGAGCTGATTTTGGAACTTTAAACCCAAGGTCTTCCATTTTACGGACAAGTTCGTTTCTTTGTGTTGCAAATGCACCAGTTTGAAAATCATGCAAAATATCAAGCATTGAAGAAATACGATTTTCAACATTAACACGAGCAGTATAATTTTTTGCTTCCGCCTGATCGTTGGTTATCATAGATTTATAACCTTCAGCAGTCGCCGCTTGGTTAGCTTTATTTTCAATCCAACCCGGAACAGATTGGAATTGACCATTTAGATATAAACCACCTTGTTCCGTAAGCATTTTACGGTTTGCGTCTGCTTTAGCTTGTTTTTGAGCGGCAATAGTACCATAACCCAACGCAGCATCATTTCGTGCATCAGCTTCCAAAACATCTGGGTCCATTTCGTCCGGTAGACCCCACTTAGATTTTGGTTTCTGTTGATCTGGCTGAGGTTGTGGCGCAGTGGTAGAAGATGGTTGAGGTTGTTCTTTGGTTGTTGCCGTCGTAGAAACAGCGGGCGCCGCAGGAGCAGGTTCAGCTTTTACTGTAGCTGGTGCGCCAGCAACGGCACTTTGATCCGGTGATACCGCGGGGACGGTAGCGGCTGGGGCAGGGGCTTGCCGCAACACCGCATTGGTTGGGGGAGAAACTAAACCGCCAGATATGGGTGCGGATGTGCTTGCAGCACCAACGCCACCGGAACGATTAAACATTCGCGTATTGATGGCGTCAATTTGTGACTGTAAATCGGGAGGGACTTTCCCGCCCGGAACAGTTAAATAAGCTTGAGCGCGTTGCATTAAATTAGCAAGCAAGGTTTGATCTGCATTTTGCAACGCAATATTTGCCTCGATGCCTCTATAACCCAAACCTTTTTCTTCGACCTGTACTTTACGTTCTTCCAATGCCTTTTGGGCAAGTTGATTTTCATAGGCGCGTTGGTTTGCAAGCGCATTATAGTACGTGCCAAGGCCTGCCGTGGCGCCTTCGCCAACGCCAACACCAAAGAATGGCGACTTGCTGCTAAGCATGCCTAATCCGGCGGCTAGGAGGCCCATGCGGGCGTTATCTGACAAAGGTTGGCCTGACACACGTTCAAACAGAGATTGCGGTTGTTGGTTTGCTTGCGCGTCTTGAACTGCGCCGTCGCTTGCATATCCATGACGGCCAACTACGCCCCCAGAAGCAAAACGTCCCATCATGCCAGACATAGCATATTGATCAGGATAATTAGTTGATGGAATTACATCCGCAGGGGCAACCGTCCCAAGGCCAAGATTGCTGCGAATTGCTGCAACATTTGATTTCATGTTGGCACGTTGCTCTGGCGTGGCATTAGCCAATTGTTTAGCCACATCCATCAAGCCACCGTCCTCTTGGGGTTTTGGTGCTTGTGGAATATTTGTTTTACCGCCGGGCTTGTCCGCAAGAAGACCTTGAGAAACGCGCATTACGTCAGCCAAAGTTAATGGCTTTGTTGAGCCGCCTGAAGGTTGATCTGAGTATGGGATTGCACCGTCAGTGGCGTAATGCGCACGGCCAAGACCATCCGCGCCAACTGCGCCGCCCATCCAATCGGGAATTCCACCATGCGCAAAGTGGCCCCGTTGAGCGGCGTGGTTAACTGCCTTTTCGTAGTCAACCATGCGCATGCCCTCTCCGTCCTTGTGGACTGCATCAGGGTGGTGTTTTTCAACTTCCTGCGCACTGAGGCCAAGCATGGTGTGGCCATCATTCTTATAGTTAAACTTGTAAATCTTTTGCCCGTCATACGTCTCGCCAACAGGCTCCATGTTTTCCTTGAGACGCTCATCAGAACCCCAAGGAATAGAAGCCAATGTGGTAAGACCGCCAAGAATCTGCGACCCAATATTTGGTCCCGGCGTAGACGTAAGTGCCGTTCCTCCAGATTGGCCACCGATGCCAAGCAACATATTTCCAAGGAATTGCGTTGTCTGAAATGGATAAGCTTGAGCAGCTTGGAACTGCTGCTGATTCGCAACGTCCTGTGCCTGCTGCACTGCCTGCTGTTGCGCACCCGCGCCAAGCTGTGCCTGCGCACCCTGCAAGCCCGCAGCCTGTGCGCCTGTACCCAATTGACCCAATGTGGAACCTGCTTGCAAAGCACGGGTCTGGTCTGCGTTAAACTGTCCTAATGCTTGGCCGTAACCGCCTTGCAAGACGTTAGCTAATGTCTGTCCGGTCGCAAGGTTTTGCTGACGAGCCAATTCCGCCTGTGCAATTCCCGCACGGTCGCCACCAAAGGCACCCTGACTAATTGCATTGCCCAACAATTGTTGCTGTTGTTGGGCATTGGTTTCGCCCAAGTTAGCCATTGTCTGGGATACAACGTCATTAATATATGGCGACATATACTGATTAAGCTGTTGCTGCCCAAATGGTGTGGCGGCTTGCTGCACGTAACCTGCGCCTGCGCCGTAATATGGCTGTGCTAATCCTGCGGAGGCATTGACATTTTGGATGCCTGCTTCCTGTGTGGGGGTAAGGCCCGCAACCATTTCACCTTGATACTGCTGGAAAGGTGTCGCCGCCACAGACTTTGCCTGATTGGCTAAAAAGTCATAGTTAGCCTGAACCTGCGGTGGAGGCGAGTAGGTAGAAGTGGATGTTGATGTACCCTTAGAACCACACACTGGTCGTCTCCTTAAGCAGTCAATTCAGCCTCTTCAGGCTGTCCGGTCTTTGCCCCGTAAATGAAGAAAGCACCAGCGGGCATGCCAAAGTGTTTTTCATACAACTCTACTTTAGCATTTGTTCTTTGATTTGACAAAACCCCAATCATTAGAGGCAAGTCCAAACCATCAGCCGCCTTCTTGGCAAATTCTATCATTTTATGGACGCGGGAAATAGTTGCATTTCTGTATTCTGGCCGCACAAATACAGACATTTCTTCAAGGAAAGGCGTGTCTGAATACCAGTTTGTGGCTACGCGAAGCAGAATCATTGCCTCTAATTCGTCTTTTTTACCTACAACCCCAATAATACCAAGGTGTTTGTAAAGAAGCGGACGTATCATGTTGCGCACTTTGTCTTCGTTGAGATTGAACATGCCAATCTCTTTGTGAATCAATCGCGCTAAAACCATAATGCCTTCCTCGTCGTCTGGCTGTGCCGTCCTGACAAGTGGCTCTGTTGTGACGCGCTCGTACTTTGGCATGCGCTTGCGGGCGCTTTTGGAAAGACGGATGCGTTGTTTTTTAAATCCTGAGTCCATGTTAATCCTTTTTGGGGCCGGGAAGTTTTTGGAGGGTCTTGATATGCTTCTTGCGTAATTTCATAACATATTGGTCAAGGATGCGGTGGCCCTTGGCAAGGTCGCCATCGCCAAGACCCGCTACCGCTGACGGGCGAACAACGTACTCTCCGCCAGCAGCAACAATAGGCACAGGCTCGCCAACATTTGTAAAATGGGGGTCATGGTATTTCTCTACCCACGCATCAATCGCTTTGAAGCCAGCGAGAGTGTTTCCTTCGCCGATATAAGCCACTTCTTCAGCAGGAATGACATAGGCTCCGGCGGGTACATGCATAGGAAGATGATCTGTGCGACCAGCCACGGGGCTATGGATAGGACCAATATGGATAATATTATTCCTATTTCCATGCGAATTTCCTCCATGTGCTTTTCCTGAACGGGCAATATTCAATGCAGCCGCCACAGCTTGGTCATGCGGATGACCCGCACGGGACATTTCGCTTATGTTCTTGCTGATAGTAGCTTGAGATGAACCGTGCTTGAGTGGCATCACGAATATCCTACTGCAATAATGGAACCTGTGCCGGGCGAAAAATACAGCCCCGTCGCAAATGGAACTTGGATTTGATAAACGCCAAGCGTGTTAGGAACGGCATAAATGCGGCTACCTGATGCGGCAGATGTCGCGTCATAAAGGTAACCCTGCGTGGAACCTGCCACAATAACGCTTACCGTAGCCAACCAGCCTGACGACGATTTAATCACTGAAGCAGTGGAAACTTCCTTGCTGTTATAAAAACCAGCATGGGTATTTATGGCGGTAACATAAGAGTTAATGCCAATAACGCCGTTTTTCTGCGTGGAAAGGATGTCGTCTAAAGATGCGATGGTAGCCTCCTATTAAAATTTGCCGTCTACCTGAAAACGATACTTAACCCCGCCCAAACGCCAGAATGTACCAACGTCTTGCGATGATAGTGAAAATGCCATGAAACGCGCCCTAATCCGGCACGAAATGTATTCCGTGGATTGCGTCATGGGGAATGTTACTGAACTGACCGTGTTAGACGGTGAGCCAGAATAGTAACTGGTTGACGGCGAGGTGGCTGTGTCAGTGGCGTAGTTGGTATAGTAGATGGTTAAGTAAACAGTAGCATTTTGGTTGCCGCTGTACGTACCCCACTTCATGTCCGGCCAAATTTGATCCACAAAAACCAAGTTTTCGCCTTCAGCCAATTGGAAATAACCTGTCTGGAATGACGACAACATGGCCGTGGTTGTTGTTCCACTGGCGGCATCATTGCCCTTTTCATGCTGATAAATATATGTGTCGCTACCCGCGCCAATTGGTGGGCCAAGGACGGATTGGTCAATCCACGCAGTTCTGCCTAGTGTGCCAAAATCCCACTGTTGAGTTTGCACGTTATACTTAACGTAGCTATCGTTTTCAGTGGACGAGGAAGATGGATAATACCACGTAATCTCGTTAAATTGGCTGTTAACGCCACAAGCTACTTTGCTCAAATAATTTTGGTTAATGTTTTGAAAAATCACGTCAAAGATTGGGCATGGTATTGGCTGTGGGCCTGAACCCATGCTCATGAAAAACTGCCTTTGGGACATCCAGTACACAGCGCCATTTAGCTGACCAACGCAATGTCGTGATACCGCTCCGCAATTAGAACCAATCTTATTGAAGCTGTAAACAAACGGCGTTCCAACATATTGCATGGCCCAAAGGTCTAAGTCAGTCCAAAGCAATCCCTGTTGCGGCCCTTGAATACCCGCCACAATCTTAGAACCTGTAGGGATGCGATATGAACCAGCTTGGTTGGTTGACGAAGCTATCCAATTGGTAAAATCGCCAACGTCACACCACCTGACAAGCATAGGGTCTGCCTGTAGGTTAAACGAAGAACCGTAAGCTACAATCTGTCGTTGAGGCATGGCGACAAAAATGCCAGAATTAACGAGCGGGCCACTGCCACCCACAATCTGAGCATTTTGCAACTGCCCGTTAGGATCGTAGTAATAGATTGCGCCACCTGCAGGACATGCAACTAGATACGAACCAAAGTTATCTAAGGTCCAATCTGTCGCAGTGATTGCTGTGCCGGGAACAGACGGTTGAGTTGACCCAACACCAAACCCGCCCGTACCAAATCCGCCAACGCCAAACCCAGTACCCGTGGGTTGGGGGCCGATGGCAATGTAAAAATTGGATTGCACATTGCCGCTATTTATTGCAGTTGGTCCAGCGGAAGATGTTGCCGTATTTGCGGCTGCAAAAGTAAATGAACTTGCGCTTGGAACTGTTAAAATGGTGTACAAACCAAAAAGTGCAATACCCCCAACGGTTGTAGATACACCAACATAAAACGTAGAACCTACGGAATACCCGTGGTTATCAAGGTAACATGTAACCGTAGACTGCCCATTTGTGGTTTGAAAGGCAGGGACGCCAACTAATTTAGCCGTACCCGTGCCAGAGCCAACACCTGTAGCATTGAATATCACACCAACCGTATTGGCTGACGCGCCAATTAAGGTGTAGTCAGTTGTGCCAACAGTTACAATTTGATAGGTATCCCCTACCACAAATGACCCAGCCGTTGTGTTGGTTGACGTGTTGGCTGTTGAGGTTGCAGTACTTGCCGCCGTAATAGAATACGTTGTCCCAGAGGCGGTCAATAATTGATACGGCCCCGATAAAACAATCCCGCCAACAGATACGGGCGTTATATAATCAACGTAATCCAGAACGGATGCAGTAATGTTGGAATCCGTTACGTTAACAACTTTTGAACCAGATGTGGTTGAGAATACTGGAGCCGTGTTGGTTATGCTTGTTTGTGGTGTAATGTTAACAAGGTTATTGCCAGTCAAAACATTAAGAGACGATTCAGCACCAATCCCAAGATGGTTGATGGCATTAAGATCAGCCCAACCCTTAAGTGCGCGAATCGCGGAACCAATAGCTGAATTATAATACGCCACCCAGCCGCCAAGCTTTTGGGCCAATCCAAATCCGTTCCGCTCTGGCAAAAAGCGAATCAATTGCGAAGAAGAATACGCTGCTTCATTTAAGGTTGGGGTGACGTTCGTATCGACACCGGGTTTGAGTTTGATCGTACCAAAGGGCATGATTAACCCCTAGTTGGCGAAGCGGCGGGGGCAGGTGAGTAAGACGACCAAGCAGCAGCCTCATATTTTTTGCGATTCTCCTCAACCAACGCACTGGCTTTCAAAGCCTGATATTGGCTTTCGTAGGTCTGGGCCATTTGTGGGTCGTCGTTAATGCGCCCAAAGTTACGTTGGAAAGCGGAGATGTAAATCATACTTGCCATGATAAACATATCTGGCAGGTACGTTGAAATGTAAGTTGTCGTGTTTGTGGCAGAAAGCGGCGCAGAACGGACAGTGCCAGTTATAATAGTACCGTAGTTACTGTCAGGCGTTGGCCCCACAATCATATATTGGCTAGTATTACCTGTAGTAGCAGTATCGCCCCCATAAACAGCAAAATACTGAGGTACGCCTGTCGTAGAACCTGATCCGTAAACATTCTGTATAAATTCTTTAGTAACTGGCAATAGCGGTGAAGAAACACCGGAATTAACTACTTCAAACGTCTGCGGTACAATAAACTGCGACGTAGGTAAAGTTAACGTATTGTTATTTTGGGTAAATGAATAAGCTGTCGTGCTAATTTGAGTAGAAAGAAAGTCTAAATCACGCTGCATACGCAATTCTGCGTAGCTGATCATTTGGGGCAAAATGATCGTGAAATTGGTATCATTGGACGGAATGACGGCCATTGTGCTAATTTGCTGCACGTAACTTGAGTATGTTAAGGCCATAACTTAATCCTACGATGCCATGTCAAAGGCAGCCTTTTCCACCGCCGCAACTCTATTTGACCAACCTTTGCCAAACGTACCATACGTGGGCAAACTTTGCAAAAAGGCTAGTCTTGCTTCACAGACTCCCGTAGCAACTTCACGAGCGTTAGCCGCTTCACAAGCACTAATTGTGGCTTGGCCGATTTGTCCGTCCGCACCAACACCAAGTACCTGCTGAAGGGTTTTCGCCGCACGGCCTACCCCACTATTAACAGCCATATCAAAAGTGGCATAGTCAATGCCAAGAGGAAGTGAGTCGCCACTGATCTTATCCCAATAATTAGCCTTATACAAAGAAGCCACGTCCTGCGGCCCTAAAGCCCTCATTTCAGCTTCAGTAACATCTCGCTTCACCCAAGATTCCCAAACTTTTTGCGTTACGCCAAGATTTGTACGACCGCCGGGGTCTTTGGGATTATCCGTATACCCACCTTCAGATTTAAGAACGAGGGCTAAACATTGTTCAAAATTACCGTTCACTGTTTGTTCCCCAAAGAAGCCGTAAGCGCATCAGTCTTTTGTTTCGAACCAGCAGAAGAGCCAAAATAAAATCCCATAACGCCAGTCCAAGCAGTTCCAAGCGTCCCAATAAGCATAAGAAGTGCTTCACCACCCGTAGCTGGAAGGCCAAAATGTAAAATGTAGGCAATGATGCCAAAGAACCCGATTGTCACACCAACAGCCAAAACACGAGGAATCCAATCCCGCGTTGCAATCTGCATTTGACGGGCTGAATCACGGTCCTGTTCAGAAATCCGCTCCAGATCAATGTCCAAAGATTTCATTTGAACCTTAAAATCTGCGTCAATCTTTTTGAGAGCGGCTAATTGGTCGCCATTTGGATTAGCCAAAGCCGACATAATGTCGTCCTCTGTTCCATCTTGATGCCCAAATAAAGCACTGGAAATGGCTTTAACTGCCATACCCCCTACAGGACCAAGCAATGCCGTCGCTAATGTTGGCGCAACGGATGAAATTAAAGGACCAAAATTTTTCATTAAATCCATATTAATTCTCCCATACAGAGACGTTCAAGCCTAAATCATTCATTTTTTTAATGAACGAATAGGCATATTGAGCGGCTGATTTCTTAATACCCAATTTATTTGCAAATTCCATTAAAGGAATTTTTTCACCGTTTACATTTAAATAACGTGTATTTGTTTTGTTGTTTTGTTGTGTTTTAGGAGAAGCCCAACGGCAATTTTCTGGGCTATAATTTCCATTTACATCAATACGATCAATGGACATTCCAATTGGTGGCTCCCCCATATCTTCATAAAAATTCTCAAAAATTTTCCACCTATCACAAACTCTAATGCCGCGATCATAATAACGATGTGAATCTTTGTAATTTGGAAGTCCGCGTTCAATCATACCAGCCCAAATTTTATGGATTCTGGTATTTGTCATGCCATGCCGTGCGGAAAATCCTTTCTGGCCTTTAGCTGAAACAGGTTTCCCAGATTCTATAATGTCCATGTTATTTCACCGTCAACATAAGATATAAGCCAATTGCACCAATGCCTAATACCAGAAAACCCACAATACTGCTAACCATAATCAAATCCTTGCGGTTTTCTTCCTGTTCCTTCAAGGCAGCCGCAGCTTGACGGGCAGCTTCCTTCCGCATCTCAATGACTGACCGTTGAATACCTTCCCATGCGGCAGGGCCATACTGCCCCACAAACATATTTTTAACGTCCAACTGCATTTGCTGAGCCTTGGCTTTGGCGGCATAAATCTTAACCGCTTCAGCCTCAAACTCAGCTTGGCTTTGGAATAATTTCTTTTTGCGTGGTGTAGACGCAATAGTAACAATTTGGGCAACCTTACTGAAAAGATTGCCCACTTTTTCTGCAGTTTCCATTACGTCCTGCCCTGCATCGACGGCGGACTTGATGCTATTATAGATTGCAGTCGCGCCAGCGATGAGGGTAAACGGGTCCATACTTAGTCCATATTATTCAGCAGGTGGGTTTTCCGGTGCTGGTTCCGCCGCAACAGGCGCAACGGCGGCAGCTTCAACTTGAGGCTTTGCCTGACCATGTAGGAGATTAATAAGATCAGCAACTTCAGCATAGACGCCAGCACCAAGATGCTTAAGCACAGTGTTAACGTGAGCAACGGTAAGTTTAAGGTCAAGTTCAAGATTATCCATTATATCCTCTTAAAAAGGTGGTTGTTGGGTTTGTGACGTTGTTTCACCTAGTAGGTTAATTTGTGAAGCAATTTGTGCCTCAACGCCGGGCATACTAATGCAACCTGATACCCATGCATAGGCCATTTGTTGCGTAATATTTGCATATGGGACAAATTCTGCGGGATTTGGCGAACCTAAATTGGCAGTGCCGGATGTTGATGCTGTGTGTGTTCCATCCGTACCCGTGCATACCCAGTTAATGGCTGTAACCACATTGGTCAGGCCATCAGAGGATGGGTTTACAATGAATTGGGGAAATTCCCACGTATATTGCATTAGGTGTATTCCCAAATGCGGATCATACCTTGGTAACCATTACCGCCACTCAATGCCCCAGCGCCTGTATATGCGTTGTTGTATGCACCGCCGCCGCCAGCGCCCCATCCGTAACCATATGCCCCACTTGTAATTTGGCCTGTGCTTCTATTTACCCACCCGCCAATATTAATACTATAAGGAGTGTCTACTGATCCACCAATATAAGCATTTACTGGGTTTACTGGGGAAATCGTATAATCCATATTAGACGCAGAACCAGTTGTTCCGGCAGTCCCAGCCCCGCCACTTCCGTAACCACCGCCAGTGCCACCTGAAATAGAATATGTTGTTCCACTAATTGTTATGGAGGTTGTGCCACCTGCCCCACCAGCGCCTGTTCCACCAATCCCCCCTGCACCTATGGCGTAAGTATAGCCAGTGGATGCTGCAACAGTTGCGTATTTAGTGGCAAACACAGAGCCGCCGCCACCGCCACCATATGTAAGACCACCATAATTTCCTGTGGTTCCACCGCCAGCCCCGCCAGCGCCAATCATTTCAATAAGAATATGATTACAACCAGCCGGAGTTGTGTAAGTTCCGCCGCCTGTGCTTGTTAAAACTTGCGGGGCGCGAATTAATGTTCCACCGGATGCCAAGGATGAAGATATCCATGTAGTCCCGTTAGATGTAAGCACGTTACCGCTTGTGCCGGGGTCCACAAATTGAACTGCACTGGTTCCGTTACCAAGAATGACATTATTGGCCGTAAGCGTTGAAGCGCCCGTACCACCGCTTGAAACCGCTAAAACTGACGAAATTAATCCATCATCCGCTTTTTTGACGTTTGTGCCATCGCAATAGACAAGGATGCTATATCCCTGTGGGCAAGAAACCGTAGTTCCAGCTGCTGCATTGCTGCCGTTATTGGAGCCAAACGTGATAGTAAATGCGCCAGATGTGCTATTAGTAACAACCCACATACCCGCTACACTTTGTGGTAAAAGAACGGTCTGGTTAGCGGCTAATGCACCTGTAAGGTTAAACCGCATGGCTTGTGACGTTGAACCCGCTGCAGTTGCGCTTGGTGCCGCAATATTGGTGTAAGTGGTAGACCCACCCGTATTTACGGATACAGATGTAGTATTGCCGTACATCTGATCAAGGATGGTTGCATTATAGTTAAGCGGCTGATCCCACGTTGGCGACGTGCTATTATACGCTGGTTCGTTCAGGGCAAGGTTTGGTGTCGTACTCATGGCTTGTCCGCCTTATTGTCAAGTTTGTCGTAGATACGTTGGAACATATCCTCAATGTGCTTCATTCTCTGGTCCAAATCCACCTTGAGGACATATTCCTTTGGCATATTGGCTTCCAGTTTATTTAAATCACGTTGCAGTTCTTTGACCGCGCCCCATAGTTCACGCAGGAACCATCCCGCCACCGTCAGGATCGCGCCGCCAACTATGTCTATGAGGGTTTGGTAATCAGACATTTTGTCCCGCCAATGCTTGTATTTGTGCGGTTAATGTAGCCAATTGCGCTTGAAGTTCAGCAAGCGTTGGTGAAGATAAATTTGCCGCCGCAACCGATGCCATGTGAGCATCAATAATGACTTGAGCATCTTCATCAGAAATTAAAATGCTTTCTGGGTCCATAGTACCAAGTTCAACCAATTGTTCAAAGGTTTGATCAACGTCAACAAAGGACAAGGTTCCTTTTGGTGTTTTATAATATGCCATTGAATTACCTCAATTCATAAACTGTAGCAGTTGGGGCGCTATAACTTAACGTGTATGTTGAACCAGTTGGAACAATTGTAAATCCATATTGGTTTTGACCGCCACCGCCGTTGGATAATGAAACTGGGGTTGTCGCACCAACAGTAATAGACCCACTTATGCCCCCACCGCCCGTTAAGTTCATTTGAACGGCAATTGGGTTCCCCGTACTATTGGTATATTGGGTTCCACTTGTCCGTGTTACCAACTGCCAAGTTTGCCCACTACCAAGGCCGCCGCCTGTTGCCGTAGAGCGGAAAAATTTACCCGTGCTGTCTACATATACGTTGGCGGCTGTTGCTGATGTACCTGTGTATACTTGTGGAACAACAAGGTTGCCGCTGCCAGATGGCGATGTCGTCGTCCCCACCAGCAGATTGCCGGAGGAGTCGATGCGGGCGCGTTCTGCGTTATTTGTTCCGTTTGCAGTCCAAAACTGCATTGAATTATTTGAATGATCGTAGCGTATAAGTCCGGTATTTGCATCGGTACCATCAACGGTAAAACCTATGCGGTTAATATCAGACGCACCGCCTTTAAGCGCAATTCCTCCGCCAGCTCCATTTACTGTAAGTTGGTAATATGAAGTAAAAGGACTACTCGTCCCAATACCTACGTTGCCGGAGGAGTCGATACGCATACGTTCTGTGTTATTCGTATAGAACGTCAGAGGGCCGCTAATGGGAACATTTAATCTTGTTTCATTTGTATCGCGAAACGCAGATAATCTGAATTGGTAATTAGACGCGTTATATAATTCTAATCCCATTTCAACACCCGCGCCATTCGCGGCGGATATGTTGTTAATGCGTTCACCAACAAAACCAGAAACAGAATTACTAATTTCAAGTTTTTGGTTTGGCGAAGTCGTCCCAATACCTACGTTGCCGGAGGAGTCGATACGCATACGTTCTGTGTTGTTGGTGGCAAAAACTACAGGCGCTGATAAAGTATTTACCAAAGCTATTGCGTCTGTTCCGCCGATAGCAGTGGAGTTGCTATGCCCGTTCAATCCTAAGTAAGCGGCTGTACTAGAATAATCGCTCCCTAATTGTAAATAAGTAATATTGGAAGAGCCTGCATTGTAGTTATAAATTCTGGCACCAAAACTTGAATTAACAGTACCCCAAATATCTAACTTTTGCCCCGGCGAACTTGTCCCAATACCCAGATTGCCTGACGTATCAAGCGTCATTGCTTGGGTGAAAGTGATTGCGTTACCAGCGGTGCCAGAAGGGGCGTTTTGCCAAATATGTTGTCCAGCATTTTGGTAATAACGAGTTGCATAATCTGAAGTCAAATAGGTGTAGTTACCTGAAGCGTTTATGTATTGATTAGTCGATAGCGCAGTTAAGTTTGCATTGCTGCGCGTTTCTAAAGCACCGCTTTGACCTGCTTGTATTACTTTACTAAAACTGTACCAAGAACTTGGCGAAACACCTAAACCAAGATTGCCTGACGTATCCAACTGCATTTTTTGTGCGCCGTTCGTGTAGAACGATAGCGGCAAATACGTACCCGTGCCGTTAATACCGGACACCAACTGAACGTCCGTGGAGCCGTTCGTCGCAATCAAAATCTTGGATGCGTTGGTAGGATCAGCGGCATTGGTTGCTTGCCAAGAAGCAGCCG